GATCACTGGCGCAGGCGCATTCGGCAACACCCGTCGCGACGTTTTCCAAGGCGAGCGCGCAGGCGAATACGACGCTCGCATGGGTCAGACGCTGGCTGGCTTGCAACAGCAGGGCTTGCAGTACGGCACGCAGCGTGCGGCCGCAGAGGACGCGCTGCGCATGCAGGCGGCGGGCTCAATGGCATCCACAGCCGGTCAGGGCATGCAGTCGCAGATGGCGGGCCTCGGTGCGCAATTGAGCGCCGGTCAGATCCAGCGTGCGCCAGATCAGGCGGCACTCGACGCGGCATACGAGCAGTATTTAATGCAGATGCAGTATCCGCTGACGCAGCTCACCGCATTGCAGGGCGGCGCGGCCACTATCCCAGCGGGCTTCGGCACCACCAACGTGTCCGGCACCTCAATGGGCACCAGTTCTACTGGCGGCGCGGGCAACGCTCTGGCGGCTATCGGCTCTCTGGGCCAAGGTCTGGGCGCTATGGGCTACGGCCCCGGCTGCTGGGTGGCGCGCGAGGTTTATGGCGTCAGCGATCCGAAGTGGCTCGAGTTCCGCGAGTGGCTGTTTGACTGGGCACCGGCATGGTTCCGCAACGCATACCTAAAATACGGAGAGCGATTGGCGGCGGTAATCCGCAAAGCGCCATTCCTCAAGGCGGTCATACGCCCATTCATGGACGCGAAGCGTAAGAGCATTGGTTACGAGGGCTAAGATATGCAATTAACAATGGATCAGATAAACCAGCTCGCGTCGATGGGTTTCTCCATGAACGGGGTCGCAGAGGGATCAGAGGCCACCGCAGAAGAAATGGCGGCCCTCAAGATACAGCCAGATGTAGGGCCAGACGTATCTGACGACCTGAGCGCACCAGCCGTCACGCCGCAAAGCGTGGCCGCGGATTTAGCTGGCGCAGTCCCGACGGCAGCCCCGGTCAGCACCCCGCAAATGACGCCAAACGCAGTGAGCGCAGCCGTGCAGGCCGTTCCCGCGGCCTCCGCAGTAACTCAGGAGCAGCTATCAGCGACACCGGCGCAGGGCGGCAGCTCGTTCATGGACGCGATTTTCGGGCCCAAAGAGGGCTCTGACAAATTTTCCAACCTCAACCGTCAGCAGCGGATGATGTTGGCGTTTGGGGCGATCAAAGACGCCGGCTTCGCATTACAGGGCAAAGAGGGCAACGCCTTCGGAAACACGCTCAAGGCGATCAACGACCAGATCGACATGGGGCGCAAGGCGCAGGCGGCGGCTGCAACTCGGGATATGTTTGCCAGTCTTACTGGTGGCTCAGGTGGGGTGTCGGCTCTGCCGCCCAACGCAACTCCAGAGGAAATTGACGCGCATATTGCCAAGCTGACATCTCTTCTTGCGTCTCCGCAGGGTGCGATGATCCAGCCATACGTCACAGCAGAAGTTGCTCGCTTAACTGCGATGAAAGAACAATCTTCTAAAGATAAGATGACTATGGTCTCCGCAATGCAGGGCGTAAATGCCGTTGACGCACTTCTTAGTGCCGAAGACTTGACGCCACTCGTGGGGGTGACAGGGTCGTGGAACGCCTTTAAAAACCAGTTTGGCGCCGCCCCAGAATATGCCAGCTTGATTATGTACGTTGACCAGATCAAAGGTCTTAATTTTGTAGACGCCTTTCAAGATCTTAAAGGTGCCGGGCCTGTAACTGACACCGAGGGGGCGAAAGCAACGGCAGCTAGAAGCCGTATAGATGCCGCTCTTAAAGGGAATGTCGCGGATCTCACAGGGGCATTAATGGACGTGAGAGAATTGTGTGCGGATGCGCTAAGGCAAAATCCAGCATTTAAGGGTGACGTCGCCCCAGCTCCAACCTCTACGACCATAACCCCCGAGGCTCAAGCAATTATTGACAGTTTGCAGCCCAACAGCGGAGGCAACCCATAGATGTCTGAAAACATAAACCGGCTAAATGACGCCCTGTTGCAAGTAAACTCAGCCTATAAGCAGGCAGTGGAAGATGGGAACGCCGAAGAGGCATCTCGCCTTGCTGGTCAAATCAATACGCTCGGCACCGAAATTACGCGTCTGCGAGCAGTCAAAGATCCAGCCGCGATGGCCGCAGAGGCGGACGAGATGGCAAATGCTACCGCCAGAGACGTAGTAAAGGCGTTCCCGTCTTCTGTTATCCGCGGCGGCGCTGCGGCAATGGATTTAGGCAGAAACGTGCTGGACCTTGCGCAGGGTGGCCCACTCGCTTTGGCTGGCAGGCTGTCCGGGTATGGCGCCCAAGCTATACAAGAGGGCGCACTTCCGCCGATTGACTACAAGGAAGCCGTGCGCCCAGCCATGGCGGACGTTACAGGCGGCTTTAGCGAGTACCAGCCGCAAACTCTTCCGGGGCAGATCGCTAGCACCACTGGCGAGTTTATGGGTGGCGCCGCTGTTATGCCGTTTGGCGGAATGCGACAGGCGGTCACGTCTACTATTGCGCCGGCTTTGGCAAGTGAAGCCGCTGGGCAGGCGACTAAGGGGACGGAATACGAGGGACCGGCCCGCCTTTTAGCAGCGCTTGGCACTCCGGCCGCGTCCACTGTGCTCCAGCGCGGGGCGCAAAGAGCCGCTCTAGGGCCAGATGCGCGGATCAACGTGCCGGGATCGGCGCGAGGTCAATCCGTCAGCCTTCTGGAGCAGGCGGGTGTCCCAATGACAACAGGATTGAAGACTGGGTCTGATAAGCTACGCGCGGTCGAGGGTAGCCTAGAAGTGCCATTAGAGACAAAGACAGGTTTAACTCAGGCTGTGATGCGGATGGCCGGATCAGACAAGCCGCTGGCCACCGGACCGGCTTTGGACGAAATCGGAAATCGGCTTGGCACAGTATTCGACCGAGCGGAAAGCGTTGCAGGAGACGTGCCAGCAGAAAGCCTCGGGGCGTCTGCGCTAAAAGTTCTCGACGACCACAAGGAGTTTGCAGGAGACGATGTCATTCCGCAGGCTCTTACAAAAATTGCCAATAAGATTGCTGGCGCCGCGGAGACTGGAGCTGAGTTGTCTGGCCGAACATTGCAGGACATGCGCAAGAAATTGCGCAAAGTTATGGAGGGCAAGGGCCAAGACAGCAATGTCACATTTGAGGCGGCTTTACGGTTAAATAACTTGATTGACGATTTTATGATTGAAAGCGTGCGGGCAAAGGCGCCAAAAATGGTTCCAGAGCTTATGGAGGCGCGACAGCAATACCGCACATTTTTGACGTTAATGAACGCCATGAAGCGATCCCCGGGTTCTGATAGTGCCAGTGGCCTTATATCTCCGCAAATGCTGTCTGGCGCCTTGCGGCGACGCGAGGGCGACAGCTACATTAGGGGCACAGGATCTGACTTGGCCAGCCTTGCTCGGGCGGCAGAAGAAGTTGTCAGCTCGGCGTCTACAGTCAAAGCGGGCGGTGTGCGTACAATAGACCTACCGAGAGGAAGTGCCGGGCCGGGATCAACTATTGGCGCCTTACTAGGCGGCTCTGCGGGACTATACGGCCAACTCGACCCGTATATGATAGGGCTTCTTGGCGCCGGCGCAGGCGCTGTCGGCGCGGGCGTGACGCGCGGAGCCCCGGCAGTGGTTCGAGCGGCGCAGAGAAGCAAGGCGGGGCAGCAATACCTGATGCCAACTGGCGACAGCGCAGCCACGCAAATGCTTCTGGACACGCTGCGGTCTGGGGCACGTCAAACAGGCGGCCTGCTCAACATACCCCAGTAAACGCTACTTCTTGGCAGACTTTTTAGGCGCAGTCTTCGCGGGCTGCGCCTCAATTGCGTCTGCGGCTGCGCGGTGCAGCTCGGCCGCTTGATCTTGGATGATCGTGGCCGCCTTCTCGCAGAATTTGAACAGCGCCATGATGTTCACCACACGGTGCGGATTGTTGAGATTGCGCACCAGTTCTTTTGTGTCGTCGTCGAGCATGTGATCCTCCAAAATATGTCACTTAGAGACCCTATAACATTTTTTTCACAATGTGAACATTTAGTGCTTGTAATGTGTAGGTGTTAACATTAGGTTAACTGTATAGACAGAAACAAAGGAACACGGAAATGACAACTTCAGCAATCGCCTACGGCTCAACAATCCGCGCATATGACTTTCAGCCAATGCCAGACCGCCCTGACCAATTCATCGAGGGCGTCGTTGTTGACGCAGGTATGATCAAGCACCCCGAGCTTGGCCACAATATGTTCAGCGGCTACACGATCCAAATCACGGGCGCTGCCCGCGCAGACGATCCGCGCATTGGAGATATTGGCTATGTCCCGTTTAAAACTGATTTCATGGATTTCGATGGCCGCATCGAAAAGATTTAACTCAACCGGGGGCTACGGCCCCCACCGGATCTGGAGAAACAAACATGAAAATATTCGATTTCACAAACGGCACCAAGGGCGACTTGCTTGGCGACATCACAATTGCCAATTCTACTGGCAGTTCGCTTGTCGAGAAAAATGGCAGCACATTCAGAGTGGAGCTGGCCAATCCTCAAAATGTTGATCCTGTTGCTGGCGGCAAGGCTGGCACCAAGTGGACTTGGCACAGAGGCGCCACCAACTTGATGGAAAACAAAGACCACGCCATCAAGGCAGAAGATTTTGGCGTTGGCGCAATCTGCTTTTGCACAGGTGAGTTTTCGGTGCTTTGGCACATTGGCCACCCAGAGGCTGAAACTCAATGGGAATGGCACGTTATCGGAACCACCGATTGGAACCGCGAAGCCTGCAAGTCAGGTATATTGAAATCCGCAAAAGTTTAACCCAACCGGGGGGCTACGGCCCCCATCAACCCAAAAGGAGAGCATCATGCTCAAAGAAATCACAACAACATTCGCCGGCGATCATCACGCATTCGCCGTCCTGACTGACACCTACGAGCAGGCATATGTGCCCAAATCGGTCGTGTCGGCGATTAAGCTGGAAGTCGGCCGCACATACCGCGCCGGCGTCGTGGAAAACCGCCACGACCCGAAGGGCCAGACGCCGTGGTTCGTGACGTTCATCGAGGGCGCTAACTTCGGCCTCCGCGACGGCATGGTAGACGAGATTGACGAGGATAATATATTCTCGCCCCTGCGCGACCTGTTCGAGGCAGAGCCCGAGGTGGCCGAGCCCGAAGCGCCGAAGCTGAAGATGTCAGACATCGTGCGTGCCGCTGTGCCGGCGATGGGCGGTGAGCCGTTCACCGCGTCCGAGCTGGCAGTGGCTGCTGAAATCAGCAATAATGATGCCAGCACCGTGCTCAACAATATGTTTGTCTCGGGTGAGATCTCGTGCGCCAAGGTCTACAAGGCTGGCGGGCAGTCAAAGTCGACGCAAACCATCTTCTGCGCGGACGTGCGGCGGCTGCTCAAATGATGCCGACGAAGCAAGACTGGGCGATCCTGATCGCTTGGACTACACTGTGCGGGCTGCTAGTCGCCTGCACAGTGGCCACCCATTCCGACGAACCAATGCGCCCGAAGGCGCGGCCAACAAACTGGGAGATCACCAATGGCTAAAATAACCCGCGCCGAAGTCTTGGACACGGCCAAGGAGTATGTGACCAAGGACCGCGCAGCCGATCATGGCGATATGGAAGACAACTTCAAGACCATTGCCATTTATTGGAGCGTGCACCTTGGCGTCGAGGTGCTGCCCCATGACGTAGGGACGATGATGGTGCTGCTGAAGGCGGCAAGAGCCAAATCAAACCCGCAACACGTCGATAATTATGTGGACGCGGCCGGATACGCCGCCTGCGCCGCGGAGTG